TCTGTAGTGTTCACCAATTTGTTCATTGGTTGTTCGTTCCAGATTAGTTACACGATATCCGATGCTGATATTTTTCTTAATACATCGATAAAGTCTCCGCCTCTGTAGTCTGGAGCAATAAGAGTTGAATCATCGGATGAGTTCATGTCTCTTGACCAGTTTCTTAGTACATCACTAGGAAGCATAATGCCCTGTGAAGTTTTACCTTCGGCAGCAGCAGCAGCGTGAGAACATTCAAATTCAAATGCAGCATCTTCTTGAGATCTACGATCTGTTGGATTTGCCAAAGCTCTAATAGCTTTTACAACACTGAATCTTTGTGTTTCTTTAGGGGTTAAACCAATTTCATTTGGAGTTTCTAAAGGAACGTCATTAGATATTTGATCCAATAATTGTCCTCTAAAAGCATCAACTGAAAGTTGATCTTGTATAGCTTGATTACCTAAATCTCTTTTGTTGTGCTTTGCAGCAAGATCTAAAATCTCTTTTGAGTTTTTAGCAAATTCTTTTCTTGCTTCGTCTGCACTTTGAGATCTAATTTCATCAAGATTAATTTCTTGTTTTTCATTTTCCATTTTAGTTACCTGTATGTTTGGAATATTGTTAGATTTAGAACGGCCAACGCCAACTTTTTGGGTATCGGTGTCTGCTGGGATTGAAACGAGGCTGGCCTCATAAGGAACCCAACTTGCACGATAGTGATCGCCAATTTTGTCATTGTTTGACTGTTCTAGTTTAGTAATTCTGTAACCAACGGAAATATTTTGTTTAATTCCGTCAACTACATCTCTAAAGACTTCTTCGGCTAGTGCTGATTTACCAAATCGCACAACCGCAACTGTCCTTTTTGCGGCCTCATCAAGTCTAAATTCTTCAATAACTCCAATCTGTTCATTCATATTATGATTGTTAAGAAGTGGAGCTGTACCAGATTTTATAAATGACATATCTATATCCTCTGCCCTATGGGATAGAACTTCTAACCCAAATGACCTTTCAACTTCGCTTTCGGATGACACTCCTATGCGAACCCTTCTGGTCTTTTCGTCAATGTAAGATGCCCTGGATAAGTTGACTGTTCGATATGACATTTCATCATCAAACAATCTATCCTGCTCATCTTCACTAACATCCTCAATGACTTCAACAGATTCAATAATAGGATCTGCCTCTGTTTCGCTGAGGATGGGATTTTCACTTTTAAATTCCATGCTTACCTCACTGGGATGTTTTTCATTTGGCGTAATTGCCTCTTGAAACTTGTTATTCATTATCTGGATCTCCTTCTACAACAGCTGGCACTGGAGCTTTGTTACCAAACGGCTGGAAAGCTGTGGAGATTCCATATTGTTCTGCCAGTTCTTTTTCTTTTTGATGTTGTTCAAATGTTTCCTCTACGTCTTTGCCGTAGCTAGAAACAATGTCTGAGTAAGTTGTTATGCCGTTTTGTAGGCCAACAACATTTGCCTGCATTTCTTTTAATGGATCTATCCAAGGGAATGATCTTGGGATGTAATTAATGGCATTTGAGAATTTATCAAATTTACCAATTGGCAAGTTTATGGCCTTGGTTGTAATGGCCATCTCTAACCAGCGTTTAAAAACTACATCCATAAAATGCTGAACAATAAATTCTTGCCAGATCTGATAGTTAGAACGATCTTCTAATGCACCTTGGCGAATAGAAGAATAATTAACTGAGGTTAAATCATTGCTTAAAGAGTGATATGAGATGTTAAGGCCAGAAGCAATGGATCTTAAAATTGTGGTTGTAAATGATTCAAAGGCATTTGTTGGATGCGTTGGATCATAAGGTGTAAATTGCATACCATCTGGCAGCTGCTGAAAAGTTCCAGGCTCTACGTTCATCACTGGATTAAAAGTATCTTCCATGCCATCGCCAACGTATGAATTGCCATCTGGTGAACTAAAGAAACCAGATTTACTGGCCCCCAGCCTTGCACTTACAATCTCGGCCTCAAGATATCCATCAAGCTGCTTAACATTAGCCATGGCTGTTGCAATATGGCTCACGCCTCTTGTTTGCTCGGCCCTGTTTGGCATAAAGCAATGCGTTATTTCTTCTGCTGGTACTCTTATGTGCTTTTTGTCGTATTGGTATGAAGTGCCATAGGGATGTTCTGCAAACAAATGATACGCAACTGGTTTATAAAATTTATCAACCTCAACACCCATGCAAATCTTGTTACCATTTTTATAGGTTTCGTTAAGATCTTCATCTAAATAATCAGCTTCTAAAAATTGGATCTGATAACCAAAAGAATTGTTGTTGCTTTTTATGTGTCTAATTAAAACCTCGCCATCTCTGGCCAGGCTTTCTACAAATAGTTTTTGGCAATCTAAAAAAGACATTCTGCCATTGGCCGTGCAAACTCCATATTTTGTCCATCGCTTCCAGGCATCTTCAATTTGTCTGTTGGCCAAAAGATCTAAAGATCCATTTTCGTTCCTGGCCTTTGAGGAAATGCGAACACCATGCTTGCCAATAACATTAGAGATCATTAAATTTAAATAGCGATTGATATAAGAATTGTTCCTGGCTAAATCTCTGGCCCTGTCTCTTAGAATTCTTAGATTATCTTTTATTTCTGCATCGGCTGATTTGCTTGATGTAATAAAATCAGCAAACAATCTGCCGCTTGATGCTCCTGTGTAACCCCTTCTAAAAATAGGTCTTTTAGGTTTAGTATTACGATTAAAAATATTGTTGTACCAGGCCATTATGTTAAGTCTGTTGGATTAAAAGTAGATGTAGGCCCAAAACGAACCTTAATATTGTTGCCAGTGCCTTTTCCATTCTTGGCTCTGGCTTGTTTAAGTTCTTGTAAGTATTCAGTTTTAAATCTATCTCTAAAGCTCATAAGCTCATCAATAGACATTCTGGAAAGAGATCTACCAGCAATACTCATAGAAGATTGATCCATGGTGGCTCTGTTTAAAGACACGGCTTCAATTGCATCAAGCATTTGCTTGGCAAAAGATCTTACTGAGGATGTCGTGGTGGCATAATCGTCTTGAACAGACATAAACCCTTCGCCAACTTTAACTCTGCCACCAGAGTTGCGGTGGATGTTAGCAATCCAGTTGTATTCGCCAGCCGTGTAATTGGCTGTTGTTGAATGAGGAACCTCAACTTTATAATCAGATCCATCGTTAGTGGCCAAAATTTGGAAATGTACGTTTGTGGATCCATCAATAAGATTGAACTCATACTTTAACGTGAAAGATGAGTTGCTATAGTCTGTTCCCAGACTGTCATTTTTCCAATTCCAGTTGTCTCCCTTCTTTAATTCAGAAGGAACTTTGTTTGGATAGTTAGTTGAATCAAATAAATTGGCCAATTAATCCTCAATGTTTTATATGTATACCTACACAGAAACACTATGGTCATTTAAATTGTTGTCAAATATATAAATATTACGAGTTATGGATAAGATCTCAGCTGTAAAACTAATATTATTCGCAATTATTGTTTCCAACTGGTTGCAAAATTAGATCCTGGTGATAATCCAGGCCCTTTTTGCCGTCCAGGTGCATTTTTAGGATCTTCCTTGGCACCAGTCATTAATCTTTCTTCAATGACATCAAAATTTGGGTTAAGCAGATAAATTGCAGCAAAGTTATACACAGTTACATCCAAGGCCTCATTCCTGGGCCTAATTTGTTTCCAGGCCAAAGATTTACGGCCACGGATCCATTTAGTGATTCTTTTCTCTGCTGTGAGCTGCTTAAAGTATTCCTCATCGACATCCGCTGGGAAATGCAGCGTTGTTGTATCTTGATCTGCATTAAGCCTGGCAAATATGTTTTCTTTGGCCGTATCAGTTCCAACTGTATACAAAGCAGTTTGTGTTTTACCCACATAACTTGGCTTACTTACAATTGGCTTGCCTGCAACATTAGCACCTTTGATTGCAAATATTCTTCTGCCCTGGCGTGGTTTAGTAAAAGAGTAAACTTGATTTGTATGATGGCCACCAGAATCAATACAGGTAGATGAAATTGCAATAGATCTACCAGATTCAGTCTTAAATCTACTTTTTAGATATAGATCTAACTCATTCCAAACATTGACGGCATTTGGATCTCCCCAGAATACTTTGTATTCAATCACCCAGGCTTCATAGTTATGGCCCCATCCCATTACTTGGGCCTCTAATCTATCTTTTTGCGTATCAACACCGCAAGTTGCAACTAAGATATTTTCTGGCAGCGTTAGACCATCATAATTTAATCTTCTGGCCAATAGGCCTTCATGCTCTACGCCATCGCCCTGTTCTTCCCAGCTTTCGCCCAGGCTAGTATTGATAAAAGTCTTTAGCATTTCTGGCATCTTCTTGGCTTCAAGAAAGTTTACAGCCATTGATGCCCAAGTTGCCCAGGGAGAATACAGCTCCGAAATATGAAAGCCAGCCGTTTTAACAGAAGATTCAGTTGCCTGCCATTCGCCATGCTTTAACATCCAAGGCTTGCTAGATTCATCAATTACAGAGCCACATTCTTGGCAACAATAATGAGCTGTCTCTGGTTTGCCTTCATCCCATACAACATTTTTCCAAAGCAATCTTTGTTTAGTATGACACTCTGGACATGGAACCATATAAAAGCGTTTATCTGATTCTTCAAACGCAGCTTCAATCTTAGAGATCCCTTTTACAGTTGGAGTGCTACACATATAAATTTTGCGATTCCAGAATGTTTTTGTTCTGGCTATAGCAAGATCAGCTGGTGAACCTTCGCTGCCAGCACTTAACTCATAACGATCTAGTTCATCTAAAAAAAGACAACGGATTGGACGGCTAGCCAGTCCCGCAGCACTGTTGGATCCAACCAAAGATAAATGGCCGCCAGGAAACTTTTTATGCAAAACAGTGTTGCTGCTATCTCTGGATCTAGCATCCGCAACTAAGTCTTTAATCTTTTTTGAATCTCTTATCATTGCTGCCAACCTATCTTTTGAAAATGATTGAGCCATGGCCAGAGTTGGTTGCACCACGAGTAATGGACTTGGATCTTGATCCATGTAGTAAGCAATGGCGTTTAGTATTAATTCAGTCTTACCAACCTGGGATGATGTCATTACAACTATTCTTTCAATACCTGGATCATTAAAAGTGTCCATGATCTCTCTTTGGTATTCCGCCCTGGTTGTATTCCATTGCCCAGCTTCCGCAGAGTTCTCTGGACTTAACCGCCTATGCGAATCTGCCCACTCTGAAATCTTTAGATCTGGTGGCGGCTTAAATACTGCTTTCGTGTTGTTCAACACGATCTGCATATTCTGTAGGTATTCCATTTTCTCCTAGTTCGCTAAGTGCATCGTTTATGTTTTCTTTAATTAATTGCTCTGCTTCTGGGTATGTTTCCAGGGCAATAACTTGATGAGCAATCCTGGAAGGCAATCCCAACAGCTTGGCCCTAACATTGGCCACAAAATCTGTCCAAGTATCTTGAACCAACTGTGCTGGTATTAATTTGCCTTCAAGTTGGTTTACTTCAAGCTCTGCTTTATCAGCCTGGAATTTTGTTAACCTAGTTTTTTCTTCGGCTATGTCTCCGCCACCGCTGCGTTTGTTGTAGCCGCCCAGCTTCCGAAGGTATGAAATGTATGCAATTCTGCAAACATCTATGTTTAAAGGGGATCTGCCCATCTTAGAGGGCAAAATACCATCTCTAATGAGTTCTGAGATCCTTTTGGTGCTTAGGTCTAAGTGTTCTGCTAATTCTCTTTGCGTGGCCATAATTACTTGATTAAGAAAAGGCTGTGACTACAAAAAGACTGAGCTGTCCAATTACCCATACTTGGTGCTGAGAAAGAACCTACCATTATTTGGCAGTCCTTAGTGCTAGTTTTAATCTCTTAGCAAAGTTAGATTCAAAGCCATTTTTTCTTGAAAAAGCTATGCCTTTTCCAATGCTTTCAAAGGGAAATAATGCTTTATATTTTCCGCTTTTAGTTAGCTTTGCAACCTGCCTTATCCTGGCACCAGAAACAGCACCAGTTGCTTGCCTACCATATCTTTCCCATATTCCCTCAGTACCCTGGTTACCTTTAGGAACACCAAAAAAGTATTTCGCTTTATTTTTTTTTATCTTATTGTATGCACCTTTCTTTATATTGCCTGAAGGAAATGTCTGTATGTCATTAGCATTAGATTTGTTTGCTATAACAATTGCAGAATTCTTTGGAGTTCTTGTTCCGCCATCTACCTGCAATTTAAAATAATCTTCTCTTTTCTTGTCCACAAAAACCACAGCAGTTAAATGGGTTTTCTTTGCTTTCTCAACTCTAAATGCTTTTTGTGTGTGCTTGGAAGCGTGTTTAAACTTTTGCTTTGTTTGTGCTTTCATTGTTTTATGTATGGCAAATGCAGTGTCATTTAATGCAAGCATAGTAGCAAATGGGATTTGTTTTTTTTGTATCTTGGTTAATCCCTTGGTTACTTCTTTGATATTTGTTTTTACATCTATCTTCATATTGATCTCCAGATTGATTTGTTATTAAACGATAGGCCATATTCTTTTGCCTTCTTCAATACTTGAGACTTGCTAACGCCTAATGTAAGAGCTGCATCATGTGATGATTTACCAGATTCAATCTGTTTCTTTAGTGTCTCTTGATTAAGA